TTACTTGGCAGAGACTTCCTCTACCCAGTTCTCGGTGAGCTTGACATCCTGGCCGTTCTGCAGGACCCGGGGCGAGGAGACTTGGCCCTTCGGGTCGGCAGCCTTGAGCTGCTCGGCATCCTCGGTGGCAACCTGCTTGTAGTGCTCAATGTTGGAGCCGTCGCGGATCGACTTCACCGCATCGGAGTGCGCGCCGAGGGCCTCGGCAACATCGGCCATATCGTTAGCCTGCCACTTGCTGTAAATCTCCTCCTGCTTCTCCAGCAGGGTGGAGCGGAGGTTCCAGTACGCCTTGGCGTCGCCCGCCTGCGCAAGCGCATCGGCGGAGGCACCGGCGAGGGTGGAGTGGCCGTCCTGGCCACGGTCAAGGAAGTTGAGGGAGTGGATGTTGACGATGAGCTTGCCATCCTCAACCGCCTTCTTCATGTCCGCGTCGGACATCTTGGCCAGCTCCGCGCAGTGGACGCAGGAGTAGTCCTCGTACAGGTCAATTTCCGGGGTGTCCGCCGTGGTGTCTTTGCCCACGAGGCTGATGACATTGTCGGAGTAATTCACATCGAAGGCGACTTCCTGCACGTCGACGCCGTCGAGCACCTTATTGGTCTGCGCGGTGCGACCGGTAAACAGGATATACCCGATGACGGCTGCGATCACCAGGCCGAGGATCACCAGGGCCCAGATAAAGCCATTGCCCCGCTCACTCGGGTTCTTTACTTTCGTGTTGATCACGATCGTCTCCTTTGTGGTTCGTTCAAGTAAAGAGTATGTGCGCTACATTATTGCACCGTCACCGCACGCCGTGGCAACGGTGTCTACATTCGGTCAGGCGTAGACAGCCCAGCGCGAAAACGGTCGCTTCACCGTCCACACGGCCATAAGGAAGAAGAGGATGTCCTTCCCTATCCCCTCGATGTACGTGAGGGCACCCGCATCGGGGTTTTCTCCGCCTACGCCGAAGCAACCACAGTCAATAGTCAGTCCCCGCGCCCACGCCGAGCCGATGCCGATAGCAAAGCCCACGAACATGAGTGCAGACACCGCAGCCACCGGGCGCAGGAACACTCCAAGCAGCAGCAAAACGCCAAGGGCGAGTTCCACCAGGGGCAGCACGGTACCGACCATGTGGGCAATATCCATGGAGAACAACTCGTAGGCCTCGACAGATTTCTTCGTTCCGACGGGGTCGATGAGCTTAAGATAGCCACTGACAAGCCACACGGCGGCAAGCCCAAAGCGGCACACCGCCGAGATGACGTTGGACAGGTTAAAAGTGGTCACGTCACACAATATATAACAGTGTCCACTGGTTGCACTAAGCACCCCAACAATCGGGAGGGTATTCACAGGCGTTTGACGCGCAAAGGGCAGAAGAACGGGCCCGGGAACCCCCGGGCCCGTATGAGGCGGTAGCCCGCAGCGGCCTCCCGCTGCGTGGTGCCGGCTACTTGCCCAGCACCTCGCTGACCAGCGCCTGGGCTTCTTTTTGGACCTGCTTGAGGTGGTCTTCGCCCTTGAAGCTTTCGGCGTAGATCTTGTATTTGATGCTGGGGGTTTACATCTTGGGGTTTTGTGTTTGCGCTGGTCACAGCTGTGCACCGCGTGTGTTTTGTGCGTCTTGTGCGCTGTGCGTGAGAGCTGGACCGGGATTTTCCGGGATCGGGGGCAGTGATGGACCCCGATGGGAAGCGATGGGTAGCGATGGGTAGCGATGAGAAGCGATGAGAAGCGATATGTCTACTACCTCGCTGCGAACTGGCGGATGAGACAAAAAATAAGCCCCCACACCGTGACGTAATCCACGGCGTGGGGGCTGTTTGCTGTCGAGGGGGAGGGTGGGGCATGTTTTTGTGGCCTGAACTGTGACGAAGGCACGTTTTTGCGCGCCCCATGTTCTGTACTTCCCGGTCTGTATATGCCAGACGGTACGTGTTTCACGCACCAATCTGTTAGGAGACTGCAACAAAAGTTACCGCAGGTAGCAGCACTGCACAAGCCAGTCTGTCACTACAAACTGGCCTGTGCTGCAACAAAACCTACACGACCGTTTAGTCTATAGCGCGTCAGGGGGTCTACGCGGCCGTGCCAGATCCATCTGCACACGCTCAATAGCCATCAGGTCCAACTCAGGCGGAGGCGGCGGATATCCATCTGCGATCCACTGCATCACGCCGCGCACCATGTCGACCATCTCGTCCATTGCCGTCGTCGCTTTATGGGCATCAAGCTCTGCCTGTCGCTGGCGGGCGCGTGCCTCATCGGCTTCACGCCGCAGGATCACCATTTGTGCTTCGAGCTTGTCCAGGCGCTCCTCTTGTTTCTGGATACGCTCTCCCTGCGACCTGATGAGCGCATCTGCTTGTGTGGCTGCGACCTCCTCTCGTTTGCCACGTAGGGTGAGCCAGCCGGAGATGGCGATGGAGATGACGCCAATGATCCCGGTGAAGACGTTCACGTCCAGCTGGGTCATTTGGCGACCTCCCCATGACCCCTGCCGAGAAGCCGTGAGCAGATGAATGCGGCGACGGTCAGGGCAGCATAGTTTTTGGCGCTCACCCATCCACGCCCATCGGATAGACCATAGGCCACCATGAAGGCAGCCAGCATGCCTGCTAAGAAAGCGGTGCCGAGTGTCGCACAGCCCCTGGCTATTTTTCCAGTTTTGCCGTGGCGTGGTAGCACCGCTCCTAGGGTGAGCAGGAGGGCGATGAAAGCCCACGTCCACGCCAGATTGAGGGGCAGCCACATTGAGACCGGGTCAAGGCTGCTCGGCTCTTTGTGGAGGTAGGCAAGTGCTGTGATCCACGACCACAGGGCCCACCCGCCGGAGATGAGCCGAAGACCTGCTGGTGAGACTCTTGGCCATGCAAGCATGGCGCACCCCCTTACTGCTCGTTGGTGGTGGGCTGATCGTACACCGGCAGGCCGATCACCTGCGGGGGTGTATTCTCAGGCTCTGCCTTACGGTAGGCATCGACCGCACCGATGAGCGCCGGCAACGCTGCTGCGATGGCTGCGATGTCGATGGGTGCGCCGGGATTCTGCTTGATAGCAAACGAGGCCGTGCCACCTGAGATTGCCGCAGCGAGACCTGCGATGGTGGCGAGCAGGGTGGACAAATCGACCATGCCGAGTTGTGCGACCACCACGGAGGCGAGACCAATGAGTGCCGCGATGACGTAGATGACGAGGCGGATAATGCCGCCGATGGTCAAGGTCTGCTTTGGCTTCATTACTTGGTCTCCTTTGCGGCTTGGATGTCGTGGCGGACCGCAGCCACACCGTCGACGAGCGTGAGCGATTGCCCCTTGGCGTTTTTGCCGAGCTGCGGCCACCCCTCACAATTCGGGCCCCTGAGCTGCGTGCGAATATCCCTGATCCCATCGAGCAGCTCCCGCTGCTCATCATCACTGAGTGCCATAAAAGCACCCTCCTTTTCTTCCGTTAATTCCTTTGCTTTATCGAGCACCACATCCCACGGGAAACCATCCCCCGGATCGGAGCGAAAAGCGGGGCCTCCCTTGCCGTGGTACCACTCCCCATGGGAGGTGAACCCCTTTTCACCCCGCGCCACCTGATGGCGGTCGAGGAATACGAGCGGTCGCCCGTACCGCAGATGATGGTCTGCTGCTATCTCCGCGAATCTCTGCAACTGGCGGGGATTGCCGAGCCACTGCTCACGGGTGCGTTTCGCCCAGCCAATAGCAGAGGCGTGAATCGCCTGGGTATTGCCCGGCTCCCCTGCAGACCACGAGCGCCGGTTATCCGGGTTAGTGCGAATCGTTTTCGCCCCTGTCACATCTGCCCCGACGAGAATGTTGTACGAGGACGAATTATCGGGGTTGGCTTGCCAGTGAGCGACATTCTCCGGCGGCGTAGTGTCACTGTTTTCCGTGGTGTGGAATACGGTGCATTGTGTGGCCTTGGGGTCACGCCAGCCTGAATCGGGCGTGTCGATCACCATGTCACACTGGTATTCCACCGGGTGCAAACCAGCTGCGGAGTGGGGTGCCGTGGCTCGCCGGTCTGGCACTGCCCTCCACCCCCACTCTGAGCACAGCACATCATTCACGTCGACCTGCACACTATCGGGGCCAGGCACATTATGCGTGCCTTGGAAAAGCGCCGCGTAGTCTTTGGCGACCTCGCCTTGTGACCATGAGGCGGTTTGCCAGCCGAGGATACGGCCTGGTGCCACCTCGGCGACGGCATCGTCCTCCATCGCCCAGTGGAGCACCCGAGAGTGACCGTAGATCCCCACCCGCTCCTTGCCGAGCTTGGCGGCAGCACCATCAAAATATTTGCGAACGTTGGTATTCCATTCGTCGAGGGTGATGTCCCAGTCGACGGCGAAAAATACAGGGTGCCCAGAGCATCGCACCTTGTTGAGGTATTCGAGGGCCTCGGTGGCATCGGCGTATCCGCCGTGGTAGCCGCGCCCCGCGTCTCCATCGTGGATGGACCCACCTTGTCGGTATTGCCAGACGAAGCCGAATTTCAGACCTGTGGCGTCGAGTGTATCTAGATACTCTCTGGGGGGTTGCTTCGCTGCCATCCACGCTTCGCGGGGAGGGGAGCAGTACAGTAGCACACCGTCATGTCCAGCAGCTTTGATGGACTGCGCACTGGGTAGGCCCGCCGAGAAATCGAGCACTGTCATCTCTAGACCTCCGGGGAAATCTCGGACCGCCATAGTTCGGGCTGGTCGACGGGTTGGGTTCCGGGTGGGTCCATGATCATGCCGCGGCCTGTGGCGACCCAGGTGTCACCATCGTGGGTGACGCGGTCGCCTTTGAGGTACGCATCAATGGCTGAGGTGGGTTTTACCCACGGTTCTGGCTTGTCAGCGCCACGGTGTGCGGGTTTGGACAGTGCCTTACGGATGGTGGTGACGGTTTTTTCGTCGGAGCCCCACACCCAGGGTAGGGCGTTACGGCGTTCGCGTTCCTTATCGATGGCCATGGAGCGGTCCCAGCAAGCTTGCTGGTGGGTGCCAAGCTCTTGGTCTGTCAGTGTGGTGAGGTCTGTGTCGAGGGTGATTTTCTTGGAATCTGGCATGGGTTTTTCCTTTCCTGTATTGCCGTGAGTTGAGTGTTGTGTTGAGTGTTGTGTTTACATGGCTCACCTCCTTTCACTGTTTTTGCCCGCTTGACTCGTTACGCGCTAGGGCTGTATGATGGTGTTGTGCGAGTGAGAGACGCACAGAAAATTAAAAAGAGGAGGTGATGCCCATGGAAGTTGTAATGCTCATCATCAGCGTTTGCAGCCTTAGCCTTCAGTACATTCAGTACCGCAAGGACCACCCCAGAAAACGGGGAAAGCATCGCAAATAACCCCCGGGCGCTGGCTAGTGATAGTAGCCAGCCCCTCGGGGGCCTCCCCACAATACTACCAAGAAAGAACCCACCAATGACACTCAAACAACTCTCCGCACTCGGCGGAATCATCATCGCAGTCACCTACGCAGCGATCGCCGCCACACCACTATGGCCACTGGTCGTAGGACTCGCTGCACTCTCCGGCTACAACCTCAAAACCGCAACACAGGAGGCCAACCGGTGACCCCCATCATCATCGACAAGGACACCGGCCGCCAGCTTTGGCGAGTCACCGACTGCGCCACCCACTGTGGTGTCACACCCGCCACCTGGCGCGGTTACTTCAGGCAAGGCACCAACCTCACCCCACCGCAACCGGCCGCACACCTCGACGGTCGAACCCCACTCTGGGACGCGAACGAGGTCACGGCCTGGCAAGCTAACAGGCCGGGCTCACCCATCAAAAACAGCCCACAACCTAGAACCTAGACATCCCACAGCTGATACATGATGATCGCGCCAACCACTTCTTGGCCGACGCCCCCGTAAAGGCTCAAGTCTTTAAACGGTTCAAAAACACCAGACCAAGTATCAATATCCATAAGTCCGGATTTTGTTTTTTGTATCAGAAATACACTCCCCCTACACTTCCTAAATATGCGAACCCTGGTCGCATTCCGAGAAGGTGATTGAAGGAGGATCCCCACATACGGATTGTCCTCGGGGCGGAAAAATTCCGAGGTCGTGGTTCTATATGTCGCTCCGAAGTGCATCCGGTGATCCACCTCGTTCTGGATAGCCTTGTCCGCTGACTGCTGCGCACGCTGTACTTCCGTGATACGCGCCTTGTTATCTTCGATTTGTTTATTCTGCAGTGCGTCGATTTGCGCCTGGTCGACAACATCCAGGTCGAGGGTTAGACCGGCGAGCCACTGATTTTGTGCGGTCTGACCATTCGGATGATTCCAGTAAAACTTGTTCAGGCAGACGTACTCAACCCCGGGGTTGAACTCAATCAACGATTCGAACAGAATCGCAGAGGTAGGGACCTCCAAATTCTCAACAAGATAGTTCCCCCTCGTGGAACCTGAGTAGTCCCATTTTGTTCCTGACCACCCATCCCACGTACCATAGGTCGCCTTGTAGGTGCTGCCCCCGGATACTGCCCCGCTTTTTACCGCATGGTTACCATTCTGGTCACGCATCTCGATATACAGGCGTGAGCCTGGGCCGGTGGCTCGGGCCCAGAAGCGGAGCCTGTATTTTTTCCCCGGCTGTACCTTCACTAGCCGTTTTTCCGGTTGTGTAGTGTACTGTTTGAGACTCGCGGACTGACACATGTGCCAGGGATGCCCGTTGGGTCGTGGCCACCCCGAGTAGTCGGCGTTCAGTTCATGGGATGCTACCTGCCACCAGATTGGCTCCGGGGTCGCCCCCGACCTAGGTGGCTCGGAAACGATAAGCGAGGCGCCGATTGGCACTATTGTGCCTGCGCGTAGCTCCCTCACCGTGATGGAATCGGCTTTGATTTTCGAGGCATCGATAGACCCTGCTCCGATGTGGCGCGCGTCAATAATGCCGGAGGTGATTTTTCCGGCATCCAGGTTGGCGATGACCTCGTCGCCGATGGTTTGGGTTACCCAGCTTGTTCCGGTCCACTGCCACTGCCCAACGATGGTGGCGGCGGAGTATTGGAACCAGGTGTCGCCGGGGCGCTCACCACGAGCGGAACCAGGGGCGGTGGAGGAATACCACACACGATTCTTGTTGTTGGCAGATTCTGCGGCAATAGCAGTAGCAGCAGACACAGAAGCCTCCTCAGTCACAGGGGTGTAGTCCCGGCGGCCCGTGGAGAAAATGGTTAAGGTGGTGGTCCACAAAGTGGTGCCCACCTGGTAGGCAGGCTGGGTGGTTGCCCACCCGGAGATATTTGTCCCCGTGGGGGTCGCAGGTTTTGAGGCCGCCCATCGCCACAGTTTGATCACCTGGTGCACTGATTCACCCTGGGGGCCCCTCAGGCCCTGCGCACCGGTATTGCCTTTTGCCCCCTGGGGTCCACGTGGCCCCGTTGCTCCGATCATGCCGACTGAGTACCCAGTCTCGCTGGTATTGTCCGAGTATTTCCACACGAACCGTGTCCAGATGTACTGGCCCGGCGCGGCGGTGGGGGGCTGGGGCTGCCAGCCGGACGTCGGGGCCTGGGTTCCGGAGGTGGACACAGCGTAGGTGACAGTCGTTGAGGTGAGTTTCGTGCCGTCCTTCCCCGGCCGACCATCGTTACCAGTATTCCCCTTGGGTCCTTGGGGGCCTGTTGCACCACGCGGACCCTGGGGGCCGGTTTCGCCGATCTTGCCGACCGAGTACACATCCTCGACTGCGCCGTCCGTGTACCGAAGTGTGAGTTTTGTCCACATGAACTGGCCAGGCTGCGCAGCCGGTGGCTGCGACTGCCACCCGGCTGTGGGGTGCACTGTCCCGGAGGCAGACACAGCATAGGCCACCGTCGTCGAGGACACCCCCAGCCCGTTCTTGCCCGGCACACCATCAGCACCCGGCTCCCCCTTAGGCCCCTGAGGTCCCTGGGGCCCGGTAGCACCCTGCGGGCCTGGTTTCCCCGGCGCGCCTGTGGTCACAACAGCGGGGCCACGCTCCACCCGCCCGTCACCAAACCAGGTGACCGACCGCTGCCACACCACACCATCCTGTGGAACCGCCTGAGACCACCCTGATGTGGGGGCTTCCGTGCGGGACACCCCAGCCGCGAACTCAAACACCTGATCCACCACAGCCCGCCCCGCGGCATCCTTCGCCGCAGCAGCATCAGACCTCGCCACCACACCATCCCGCCTAGCAGCAACAGCCATGTCGCGGGTGTTCTTGTTCTGCGCTCTGCGGGTGGCTGATTCTTTGGCTATGGCTTCTTTGATGGTGCGGTTTTGCTCAGCGACGAGCTCATCATCACGGATGGTTTGGCCACCGATATGCACTTTGACGCCGAGGGGGTCGTTCTCGTTGGTGGTGTGGGTGATGGCGGTGACTGGTTGGCGAATCACCCGGTCAAAGATGGTGACATTTACGAGGTCGCCGACGTGGAAGTCCTTGCCGGGTGTCCATCCGCCAAGGCCTGCGCGTTCGATGTCGCGTTCGAAGAAAATATCCTCCTGGACCTTTTTCTGCGACTGGTCGAGGACAGCTTCGAGGTTGGTGTAGCCGGCGTTGGTGTCGACGGTGACATCAGCGCGGACGAAGGCCACATCAAACCGGCCAAGTTTTTCAGCCCCGGCCGGCTTGTAGACGTAGCCGTTGGTGTACCCATCGTCTGTGTAGTCGTCCTCTGCGAGTTGCTTGCCCTGTGGGAGGATCACGTTAAAGGCACCGTAGGTGTAGACGGCGGTGCGGGCCCCGATGGTGATTTCTCCCCCATCGGCGCGTAGATTCACACTCATTACTCAGTCTCTCCTGTACTCACGTTGAAGGTGATCTGTGGCTCCCCGGTTTTTGTGGGTAGCACCATGGTCGCGGTGATTCCCACACCGGCGGCGGTTGCTCTTGGTGCGACCACATCCCAGATGAATCCGTCGTCGGGTTTGATCATGATTTTCTCCGCATGTCCACCATGATTCGTCACAGTGACATTAAACGGTGGGGTACTCATGCCGAGGATTCCGGCGACTGCATCGACAGATTCGGTGATAATCCGGCCGATTGCCACCTCCGCATAGTCGTAAATCACTTGGTCTGCGAGGTACGAGTCGTAGAAGTCGACCTCGGCTATATCACGCGGCGTCACAAACCGCGCCGTCTTATCTGTTACTGCGAGCCAGTCTTTCTCGAAGCGATGGAACCGCGACGATTTCCATTTCGCGGGCTGCGTCGGACATGGCAGCTGCGTCAAATAGTTCACGACGTCAACCCCGTGGACGGTGATCGACTGGAGTTTGCCGGCCGGGCCGGTGGCCATGCGCTGCGCCACGCGGTAGCACCACGAGGAGCCTGGGCGCTCCACAAGAACAAACCGCGTTTTCGGCGTCGGCGTGATCGCCCCGTTCTTCTCCACACCGATCGTGTCATCCACAAGCGCGCGCGCCGCGGGATGCACACCACCTGTAGCAGTGGAGACAGGGAAGGTCATCTGAAGCGAGCTGATCGCATTGCGCTCGCGTGGCGCCTGCATCTCCACCGGGTGCGGAAGATCGCACAGGGGGTGACCGTTCTCGTCGAGAAGCCCCACATACTGCCCCTCAGACTCCACAAGCGCTTCACGATGCCCTGCGAACTGAGCCCAATCTACAGCCACGGTGACCACCTTCCAATCCTCCACGACGCCTGACAATTTGTTAACCCCAGGTGGGCTGTTGCCCCGGGCATCACCGGCTCGGTGAACGCCTCCACGCTTTTCGACGCCGGCACGTTCACCACGCCACCGGTGCGGACAACAAGCCCAGACTCTGGGGAAGTGTCCAGCACGGATTCTCTAGTAACCGTCGGCAGTGTGGTCACCATTCCTGAGGGCCACGTGACCGCCGCAGTCCCCGACCACGTGATGGTTGGCCACACCGGCACATCACCCGTGTTCTCAATGGTGTCCCCGGTGTGGGCGGGGGAGAGCCATACTCCGCCGTCACCGACCAGGGAGACCGTCATCTCCACGAGGGGTTCCCCATCGGGGGCTACCTCCGGAGGAGGGACTGGCCCACCTAGCCGTACTGGCAGTGACCAGTCCCCCACGATGATTTCTGCGAGCTTGCGGAAAGAAAACCAGGCGGCAACAGCCCGGTAGCCCGGGTTGGCGTCGACAAGCAACCGCAACTGCCCCTCCACCGGCGGAGTGGTCAGCCCGTGGACAAGCCTGCCGGGAACAAACCCCGACGTGGAGGAAACCACTTCCGGTTTGGTCACCAGTCCGTCCACCCCACCAGAGGCGAGAGTGACAGGTGATGGGCCTGCGGGGGACACATCATGGGTGACGCCATGCACGTCACGAACACCAACAAGCACCTTTTAGCTCCTTGTTTTGAAATAGTTCCGACCGTTATTCCCCTCAAGGACCGTCACCCTCGAGGACACACTCGCCAACTGCTCCTGCAGCGCACGCCCAACCGCAACCGGATCCATCACCGTGCCAGGTAGATGAATCTCCAATGGTGGCAGCTGGGCCACAGACCGCTCAATATTGGTTAGCCTGCGGTCCAGCTGCAGGTCCAACTGGCGTGTACGCTCCGCCGCCAACTGCTCATTAAGAGCACGGGCAACAGCCTCATCACGCTCCCGGCGCGCCTGCTCCACATCCTCACGGGTGGAGTAGCGGGTACCGACCTGGGGAACAACAACCTGGGCGACGGCACGGCGGGCGACCTCCCCCACCGAGGTGGGAGAAAGAATCTGCTCCGCCAGTGCTGCGGCGAGCTCTTTGCCCCACGCTGCCGGCACCTTGGACGGTGGCAATGTTTGTGCTGTGGGGAGGTCGAAGCCCAGTGGCTTGTTTTTCAGCTTGTCGTAGATCCCTCGGGCCGATTGGGCGATCCCCTCAAGCTCTGTGACCTGCTTGCCGGAGGACTCTGCCAACCTGGTGGACTCTCCCCTGGAGAATTCCATGAAATCCCCGAGGGCTTTGCGTACCTCGTCGTCGCCCGCGCGGTAGTACTTGGCGGCTGCGTCGAAATACTCGGATTGTGCTGCAGCTGCGGCCTGCTCCCCACGGGCTTGCTGTTCCCTGGGTGCGTAGGCGGCATCAATGGCCGTGTTGGCCACATCGACCTGCGTTTCCGCGAGCGTCTTCTCATAGTCGGCAATGTTGCGCTCAACCTGTTGGGTTTCCAGGTCACGCACCGCTTTACCTAGTGAGGTGGCTTTGAGTGCCGCTTCAATGACCTTCTTGGCCTTTTCAATAGAGTTCGAGAAACCGTAGGCCCCGGCGCGACTCATGACCTGGTTGATTTCCCGCTGGTAGCGCCCGTAGTTTGGGTCATTGCCGAAGTGCTCACGAAGGATCTTGTTAGCCTCGGCACGAGCCTCGCGTGCTGCTGCGCGATACCGTCGCGATTCCTCGATCTTGATTTCCTTCTTGTCGCGGGCGGTCCAGTCTGCGGCCTCCGCTAGAAGCTCCGTCACGCGCTGCAGTCGCATCGCCTGCGGGGTCGAGGCCCCACCATCACCCATTTTGGACATGGCATTGAGCCTGCCCACCTGGGCATTAAGAAGCGCTGTGGCGCTCTTGGCGGCGATCATCGATTTGGCGGCACCCTTGGAGGCCTCCAGGAGAGACACGGCCGAGTCGGCGTTCTGCTTCAGGGCGTCGGCCTGCGCCTTATGCACCTCTGCTTCGCGGGCGAGCTTCTCACCCACCTGCGCCTGCACTGACTCCACCGTCTCACCAAACGTCAGCGTGCCGGACTGCAAGCCTGCAATGGTGCGGGCCCACATGTCATCCACACTGGTGCCCACGATCCGCACACTGGCAAGCTCATCGGAGGTTGCCTTCGCACGGGCGTTAGCAACCTCGACGATCCCCTTCAGCTGCGTGGCCGTGTATGCCCCGTTGGCTTGGGTGACTCCCCACATGGCTTGCTGGTAGGCGATCTGCGCGTTGATGGCAGACATGCGCAGCTCCGCCAGCTTCTTGTCGGCCTCATCGGCAGCCTGCGCCAACTTGGTGAGCATACCGGTGGCCTGCTCGCCCACCGCCAACTGTGCCGCAGCAACCGCATTAATCTTGTCGACAATCCAATCAACGACCTTCTTCACAGTCTCATAGATCGTCTTACCCAAGTTGTAGACCGCCTTGGCTGCTTCGATGGCGATGGAGATTTCCCCCGCACCAATCTGTGCCACCAGTTGGGCAGTCTTTGTGCGGGTATCCGCAAGGCTCTTCTCGGCCTTCTCCACCTGTGTGGCAGCCTTATCACGGTCCTTGGCTCGCTTCTTCTGCTGCTCATCAAGCTTCGATTCCGCGTCCTCACGGGCACGGGCAAGCTTCTCCTCCGCGTCAGCGATCCGCTCCGCCGACGGCTTCTTCGCGCTCTTGGCACGGTCGACGGCTTTCTGTGCATCGTCCAGCTTCCGCTGGGTCTGCTTGTCGTAGCCGCCGCCCTCCGCATCAAGCTTGGCGAGTGCCTCGCGGGCTTCCGCGAGCTCTTTCTCCCGCTCCGCGATCTCCTCCACACCGTCCTTGGCAGCAATGCGGGTATCGGACAAGCCGCGCTCAGCGTCGCGCAGCCCACCGAATACTTCCGGAAGGACAGCGCCTGCAAGCTGTAAGCCGTAGCGCGTGGGATTCGCCTTCGCGTTGCCGGCCGCTACAGAGACCGCCGCCGTCAGGTCATCGGAAATGTCTGCCAGTGAGGTGGGGGTGTCTGCCACGGAGCGGCCACCATCTGCCGGGGTGAGCGCCTCCAGGCCCGCTGCGGTCGCATCCAGGGTGGTGATAGCCCTCTCAAAACCCTGAACCACGCCGGGGAATTGGCCCTCAAACCGGCGCAACTCCGCCACCAGATTATTGATGGCGTCAGCCTGCTGGCCAATAACAGCCCAGTTCCCAGCGGTGAGAATCGGTTCCGGGGACCCGGAAAGGTTCATGGCCACCCCACCATGGGGCAGCCACCCACCATTGTCATAGAGCTTCGCACCAAACGCGGTAGCCAGGAAATCAAACGTCTCCCCTGCTTTACCCCAGTTAATCGTCCGGGCTCCGGAAGCAGAGCTGATTTCTACACCGTCGACAGAGGTGTTCGTAATCTCCGCATCCTCGTAACTAGACGAATCCGCGAGAGGAAGGTGCGCGTGCTTGTCGAAGGAGGGATGGTCGGCACCGACGTTGCCGCCAACCATGCCGCCACCGTAAGAGCCACCCATCTCGAGATTCGTGCCGCCAGCCGTCGCAGCCGTATGACCATCTCCGTATGCCGCCACATTGTTGTGCCAGCCCACGTTCAAGCTTGTGGCCGGATCACCAAGACCAGGCAAGAAACCGAGAGCTGCGAGGCCTGCCTGCTCAGTGAACGTCGAGAAACGCCCGGCGAATGCCGCAAGCCCGGCCGCGAACCTGGAGATTCCCGAGACCGCGCCCGAACAGTCACCCCAATCAACCCCGCCACGGACATACGGCGCACCTGTCAGGGGGCGCGACGCCTGCTGCCCACGAGACGGCAGACCGTTAGCGAAATCGAGGACTTCCTGGACAGTCGGCACCGAGCCCGGCGCGTCATCGTCGATTTTGCCGCCGTCTGTATAGCCGGGGAGCTTCGGGAATGTGCCCGCGTTGATGGCTGCGAGCTCCGCATTGTAGCGTTGAGAGTTCGCGCGGTTGATGACCCACTCGCCAGCGTCCACACGAGCCAGTGGCCGACCTTCGCCGTCCACGCCGAGGAAACCGTCGACACGTTCGGTGCCGGGGCCTGCCGTGGGGAGCCTGCCGCCAGACGCGCGACCGCGAATGTAACCGGTTCCTGTCGGGTGCGCCGCAGCGCCGGAGCTAGCCCGTGCAGAGACTCTGTCAAACCAACTTGAGAGGGATTGAAGGGCTTCACGAAGTCCGCCGATCTTACGGTCCGCTTGGCTTGTGTCCAGATCAGCAGACGGCCTCACAGTCGTGCGATTAAGATCGTCGAGTTTTGCCGCTGTGTCCTGGGCTTTCGAGTTCGCTAGCTCGTTTGCGAGGTCTGCCTGCGGAGTCGGTGTAAGCGATGCCAAATAGTTAAGCTCGCCGACGCTGATGTCCTTGCCAGACAGGAGCTTATCGATGATCAGGTCCGCTTGCGGGCTGGGGGTCATCTCCCCCAGTGCTGCGAGAATTTGCTCAGCCTCTGCAGCCGATCCGACAAGTGGCGTCGGGTCCAGCACCATGTCTACGGTGTAGGACTCATTGCCGATGGAGTCAGCACGTGCCCGCAGTTCCTCCAGAGCTGCGACAGCCTCTTCGGTCGGAGCCGTTACGGTGATGGACTTGCCATCCGGAAGCTTTTCAACCTGGGTGCCCGTGGCTTCAATGGCCTTGATGACAGCCTCAGAGCCGGGGGTTTCCATCTGGATGGTTTTACCCAGGGGGACGTTGGCCATGGCCACGGAGATGGCCGAGATGTCACGGAGAGACTGGTCTGCTCCTTCGAGTTCAAGGAGGGTCGTGACCACCTCTGGGATCATGCCGTAGGACTGACCCAGCTCACGGACCTTCTCTTCAGTCAGCCCGTATGCCTGCGCAATACCCTGGACAGCGGGCTCGAGACGGTCATAGGCCGCTTGAGCATCGACCCCCTGATTGGCGGCCTTAAGATACGACTGCCCCAGCTCTGTCATTGCCTTGTTCAGTTCTTGGGCGTTATTACCCGAGCCCTGAATTTTTCCATCCTGGTCAACAAGTGCCTCACCCAAAGCGTCCGACGAGTCGACTGCCGCAGCCTGGTTCACAGCGAGGTTATCTACCTGTTCTGCCAGATTCAGCATCGCTTGCTGAGCGTTCTCGGGAAGAAGCCCCAGCCCCTGAAGAGATTTGCGCAGGCCACTCATGCGCTTTTCAGCATCGCCACCAGAGTCGGCAATCTCGTCGATGCCTGAGCGCAGCTTAGCGAAGCCAGGATCAGCGTTTCGCGCCGCAGCAACAGAGCTGTCAATCTCGCCACGGACACGAGACAGCTCGCCTGCTGCCCGGCGCGCAGAGTCGTTCCCTCCCTCGAGGGCAGACATGAGCCTGGTGTAGTCATCGCCACCATCTGCCACGATGCGGTTAAGGTCTTCCATCGGGATGCCGACATCACGAAGTGTCTTCTTGAGGGCTTCGTAGTCGCCATTGACCTGCTTGATATGGTCCCGATATGCCTGGTAATCCTTGGACAGACCGAGCTTTTCACCCCATGAAAACTGGGCTGAATCGACGAAGCCAATGGCCTTCGTGTTCTCACCGATGGATTTGAAGGACGCGAGTTCTGCTCCCGCGAGCTTCTCTGTTGCCTGCTTAGCCTGGTCGCTGAGAGCGCCGTTAGTGCCAGCGATGGCTGCGCGCAGCTCCCGTTGCGCTGCAGCCGAATCGCGTGCTGCGACCGCCATGTCTTCCTGAATGCGGATCGCGGACTGGTGTCCTTGGACAAACAGAGTCGTGACACCAACGACAGCGCCAATGCCAACTGCTAGAGGGCCGCCCATGACATCCACGAGCCCTGTCATTGACCGCTGGAGGAGGGAGATTCCTCCCTTGGCGGTGCCTTTCATTGCCCCACCGAGGGAGATAACAGACCCTTTGGCAAGCACCGAGGCTTTTTCGAACCCGGATAGTTCCCTGGCGGAGGCACGGGTTTTCGCACCCAAATCGAGAAGGTCCCCGCCACCGTCCCGAACAGTAGACATGAACGTTTTGAATGAGGAGGACTGGTGTTCCAGTGCCGCCACTGCGGCACCCATGCGGGTGAGGTCCGTCCCGTGCTTCTCGGCGAGACGGAGTTTCCTGTCCATGACGGTGCCGAACTCGGAAATCGCACCACGGGCAGTGGTGAAATGACCTGCCAGGTCAACCTTTTTCAGCACTGCCATGGCGACAGCAGCAGACCCAAGGGGAACAATCATCCCACTGATAGCACCGGTAACGTCTCGTGTGGCATCGATCGCAGGAGAAAGCTTGCTGGAGAGAGCCCCAGCTGTGCCGACGAGGGTATGGAGCCCGTTCTCGGCTACTGGTGCGAGTCTTTCGATCGCTGCTGTGGCAATATCAATACCGGAGACCAGTGGCCCCTTCATTGCGTCGTACACGCCAAGGGCTGCGTCTTCTGCCGCGTTTTGGATACGCTCAAGCGCGCCCGGCATTCCCTCAGTCTGGGCAGCCGCCACCTCTGCAGCCTGCCCCTGACGGGTCACCGCCTGCTTTAGGTCATCAAAACCTGCTGCGCCCTGCTGGGCTGCAACACCAGCCATTCGTGCAGCATCAGAACCGAACAAGGTTGTGGTCGCTGCCTGGTACATCTCCGGAGTCATGGACTCCGAGGCTTTCTGCAGCTGCCCCATCAGCTCCGGCAGGCCAACAAACTTGCCCTGCGCATCGTAGACGGTAAGGCCCAGCTCCTTAATAGCCTGCTGGGCGGGCTTACCCTGGTCGGTCAGCGCAAGGAGCGACGTCTTAAGGAGGGTACCGGCATCGGAACCTGTAATGCCCGCGTTTGCGAACATCGCGATCGCCGTCGAAGTGTCTTCAATTGACACCCCAAACTGGGACGCAACAGTACCGGACTGCTGCAACGCTTGCGCAACATCACTAATCTCAGCCGAGGAAGCATTCGCGGCACCCGCGAGAATATCCGACACCCGCGAGGCATCATCTGCCTGCAGACAAAACGCTTGTAGAGCCTGCGACTGAATCATCGCAGCCGTCGCAGCATCAGTCTGGGCAGCCGACGCCAACTGCAACGTCCCCTTAGCAGCCTCCATCGATTGCTCGACAGTGAAGCCGCCCTTGGCAAGCTCGGTCATGGCAGCTGCCGCGTCAGACGCAGACGTGGCCGTCAGGCTCGTGTCGTTACCCAGTTCTCGAGCACGAGCCGTCACAGCCTCCAGCTGCTCACCCGTGGCCTGAGACACAGCCCGCATGGTGTTCAGCTGAGACTCAAACTCCTGCCCCACCTGCACCACAGTCTTGGCCATCTCCGCGCCACCCGCAGCCACACCGAGAGCAGCACCAAGCTTTCCAGCAGCACCAAGCGCGCCCTTCAGTCCCGCCTCCATCTTCGGCACGAACTGCTTGGTATCCGGCTCGATCAGAATGTCAATCTTGCCACCGGCCATAGGAAAACTACTCCCCTCTCATTGCACGAAGGTCTGCAAGTGTTCCAAACCTACGCTTAGGTGCTTCTTGTTTCTGCTGTTCAGTTTTCGTCACGAGCTCTTTGACAAGCTCATCCATCACCTGCCTAGGTCGATGAGCCACCGGCGTGATCATCGGCTGCGGGGGTGGTTTAATCCCGGCGCGCTTCTGCTCTGCTCGGCGGCGTTTCACCTCTGGGTCGTCGGGGTCTGTTACCCATGACGTGTATTCAGAGTTAAGCCAGTAATCGAGCCTGTCCACCAGCATGGCGAGGTTCTCGGAGTGGTCTGGCCACTCGTCTAGGCCCTCGATGAGGATCCCTACATCGTTAGCGTTGGTGGTGTGGAGAATGTGCCAGAAATCTTCGTGGTATATCCTGCGGAATCCCACCAAAACGCGGGCATAATATTCGGGGTCTTTTAGTCGAGTGGTCCAGGTAAAAAACGGCCGTTTCCGTCGCGTAGACCAGCGATCATGGCGATCTTCTGCAGAACGCGAATAATTGTGGCCGTCGCTTCCTTTCGCAACTCAGCGACGAACGCTGCTTTCTCTTCCTTCGTGGAATCGCTGAGTAGGTCGAGTTGGTCGTCCAGCCAGGTTTCCGAAGCGTCGGCTTCCGGGTTCCACAAGGCAAGGAAGGCCTGCGCCTCCGCGCCGGTGTAGTTCCTCTTGATGGACAGTTCACAGTCGTTTAGAACGATGATTTGTGATTCCCCGCCGTGATAGCCAAGGGCTGCGTCGATGATGTCAATGGGGGCCGGTTTCTTTGTGGCCATGAGTAGTTCTCCTTCTCGGAAAAAATGGGGATTAAAAAGTTGGCGGGTTCAATGTTTTTAGAGGCGACCCGCATGCGCCTCCACCGGAATTTAGTGGGACTCAGTACCCGTAGTCCCGGACGGGGCGGGAGACGCCGGCTTCTCAGCCTTCTCCGCCTTCATGCCCTCCGGCAGCTCCGGAATGACCTCCTGCAGCGGGGCGAGGAAGGACACATCAAACTCCCAACCGTCAATGGTCTGGCCATCGATAGCGGCACGGGTGGCCGGCCCCTTGAGGGTCACGCGCGGGGAGTAGAAGAACGCGGCGTCCTCGCCGTCCTCCACGCGGATGAACAGGGCGAACTCCTCGCCAATGCCTTTTTGCATGATGTTGTTGCCGTTTTCGTCGACAATGATCTTTCCGCCCTGTAGGCGGGTCAGCATGGTTGCCTTGGTGTTATCCACCGCGCGGAACTTCATGCCCTCCTTGAGAGGATCACGAGCCACCTTGTACGGTGCCTGACGGTAGTTGAACACCTGCTTCTCAGTCACAGACTGTTCACTGGTCTGCTCGAAGCCGGCTTCAATACCGCCGTAGGCATCCCACCCCTTAATGGTGGCGGCACGAAGGTCACCAACAGGAAGCGGGGTATCAGCCGGTGCACGGTAGGCATCACCGGTGAGCCACAGATGGGCCTTATCAGGGTTAGCTGTCGTTACAGCCATGAATCATCACTCCTTGAGTTAGTTTGACCTGTGTCGAATATGAATCTGGAATCGCACAGGTGCATAAAAAAGCGGCCTGTCTTGGCCGCGTCCAAAATCGTAAAGCTGAACGGGTCCGTCCAGCCACGTCGCATTAAAAGCATTCCGCTCATCGACGACAATGTTTTTTGCTCTGCCGAGCAACTCGCCCGCCATCGCGGCGGCTTTCCACACAGTCACATCAGGGTCCTCACGAAGCCCAGAAACGTCACGCTCTGGAGCCCAGGGAGTTACCTGGACAATAAGGCGCCGCATAAACGGCGAATCCCCCACATGCCCCGTCACCGCCACCAAACAATGCGGCTTAGTCAGCGGATCAGGAAGATTACGGGTGGTGATCCGCCCGCCGTAGAGAAGCTCCATGAACTCCGGCTTCTCCTTCAAAAAGCGCCGAATAGTTCCGGCGACATACGGAAGAGGTTCTAGAGCCATTTACAGCAACCCCCTTGGCCTCATACCCGTATACCTGCCGACAGTCATTGCCGTGGCTGTCAGAGAGGCGTGCGCTGGTGTTCGGCGGGTGCCGTACTCCTTGTAGATGGATGTTGGGTCATTGTCCACGACGCTAACTGTGGCATCCTCGCCACGCTCAGCCATGCCGCCGCGATATGCTCCGGAGACCACAGGCGCGATTGACTTCGCAATATCGACGATCTCACCGGCGATCTGCATTCTGGCGTCTACAGTTTTCTGCCGCGTCTCGCGTATCAACTGCTGCTGGAACAGGGTCAATCTAGCTGGCATGGTCTTTCTCCTTCGCACGCCGCACCCGCACCGCCACATACTCCGGAACCTGGCCTGGAATACCACGTGGCATCCCATCAGTGATCGCCTGCCAACACTGCCCAGAGGGGGAAAGGAACTCCGCATCAGCCCCCACCTCGACGACTGGGGAGAACATCACCAAGCGTTCATCACGAATGCCACCATCTGATGTGGTTTCTTGAAACCCCGTCCACAAAGGAGCCTGTACCACCCCGCGCCCATGAACAGTCTGTTTCTGCGCGGGCAGAAGCTCACCAGTGTCCGGATCCTCCCCACCCGAAGTCACCACAGTTGTGACACTCCAACCGGGCTGGAACAGCACGGTGGCGGTCACCATCGGTACCACCGTTGCCCCTCCCCATAGTGGGGTGGTGAGCTCCTGCGGGGCCGTATGGAAAAAGCCCCCTCGGAAACAGGGGGCGAAAGAAGCACAAGCTCATCGGTTGTCAGATAGAGCAGCGACCCGGAGCCTAAACCCCCACTGTCACTCCACTCCATCTGCACCTCAGGGTAAGAAAGCTTGTCCAGCCCACCACGGGAACGCCGATCCAAGACACGGGTAACCATGTCCTCAACGACACCCGCGACAACGGCGGCATCCAGCTGCCCGTCCTTCACCCTCGTCTCAAGGGTAGGAAAACGGGCCTGAATAATCTTCTCAGCGCGCTCCACCATGCGGGTGGCGTAGGTGAGATCAGCTCCGGCGACGTCGGGCCAAATATCCTCAAGATTATCTTTTAGCCACATCGCCATTAGCGCTACGCCTCCCCGTCAGCGTCGACGTTGCGACCGTCCTTCTCATGCTCAGCACACGCGTCCATGATGTCCGCCTTGTTCATGCCCTTGGTCCCGATGCCAAGCTTATCCGCATAAGCGACCCACTCAGCCTTAGTATCACCGGACGCGGGACGGACGTTCTCGCCGTGAATCTCAGCTTCATTAGCTACGCGCTCAGCGGAAGGAACAGTCTGCTTCTCAGCAGTCTCATTACCCTCCCCCTCAACCTCGTAACCGTGGCGTAGATAGTAGTCGACAGCTTCCTTCTCGACCTCGGCAACACCATCAACGAACACGTCATTTCCGATACGGCCGACGTAGCCCTCAACCGGGGCAATTACCTTCACCTTCGCCATTAGGCAACACCAGCCGGAGCAACCCGAACATCACGAAGCACAGCAGCAGCCTTCGTCGCCTTAAGAGCAACACCAACCGGACCCAGCTCAACCTCACCACGCTTGACAGCACCCGGCGCGTTGAAATCCGGAAGGAAGGTCTTCAGCATGCGGCCGTCAGTGGTGGTCACGCCATGGAAACCGTCCAGGCCGACACGCACCGCGTAGATGGAGGACTTGCCTCCAACCACGGGAATGATGTCCTCATTGGTGCCTGGCTTTGCACCCGGGTCAACAAGGATGGTGTTGCCGATCTGCTCACGGGTAACCGCATGGCCACTCGTGCCAACAAGCCCCTCAACCGGGTTGCGGGTGTACATACTGGCTCGGCGGGCTGCGGAACGAATCTTCGCCAGCACACGACGGTTCGCAAACAGGATCGTCGGCGGCTCATCCATCACGCTCAGTGCCTCATCCAGGTCATCAAGGATAGTCATGGCTTCATCAGCGTTGGTGAACTTGGACCAGTCCTTGCCGCCTTTAAGTTCCGTGGTGGAATCCTTGAGGGCCTTATCGAGACCGTCAAAACCATGAGCGTCAACAGCGGTGTCACCGTTGATGGTTGCGTCGCAGAACTTGGCGTTAGTAGCCTTAATGAGCTGCGCCATCTGCAGGGCCATCTCATCGGATGTGCGCGGGCCAATGTGGGCGAGAACGCGGTCGATCTCGAACGCGCCACCAAGCACCTTGAGTTCCACGGTGTGCTTCTCCGTGGTGACAGACTCCGGCTTGTACTCGGTGTTCAGTTCACGGAACGCGGCGTTGCGCTGCGTTACCAGGCGACGGTAGCCGTAGTCCAGGGTGGCACCGCCACCAGCCGGGTTCACGGCAGTGTCAAAAATGAGGGAATCCAGCACGACGCTGGACTTGCGAAATTCGTCGATGACTGCAGGATCGTAGTCCTCGACAGCGTTGAGCTTCGCCTGCTCAAGGGTAATAGCACCCAATTTGTTTCCTCCTTATTTAGTGGGGGTTGTAGTGGTTTCGCAGCGCCTCACTAAGTGACGCCGCAATCGCACCCTTGTTGGTGCGAGCTTGGGAGGGATCGACCGCACGACGGTCAAACCCCAAAACCTCCGCCAACTTCTTAGCGTCGGCTTCTAGTTCCTCGGCAGTCTCGCCTTGGAGTCGTCCCTCCATCTCGGCAGGGAGCCCAGTTTTCTTCAAAACGCCGGCGATCATGCGTTTGCGCTCTGCGTCGGCTTTTTCCTTTTCAAGTTCTGCAAGGCGAGTCTGCAGCTCGTCACGCTGCTTCTGCGCCTTCTCCAGCTCACTCATGTCTTTCTCAGCGATAGCGTCGAGCTGCTTCTTCAACTCGTCTCGCTCAGCTTCGACGGCTTGTCGCTTATCGCGCTCACGAGCGAGATCCCCAAGAACAGCACGCTTCGAACCACGCCCGTCCGGATTCTCCTCCTGGCTTTGAAGGTCCGAATTTAGCTCCTTTTCCTGGGAACTAACATCAGTTGTTTCAGGGGAATTCTCGCCCGGAGTGGGCACATCACTAGTAGCAGTTTCATTCTCGTTCATCACGAACACCTTTCAGATAGAAGAATTGGTATAAAAAATCCCACCCACAAAACGTGGATGGGCGACAATATGTGATTTGACTACTTCTTTAGATTTAACAAAACCCACTTGAGACGGAGCACATCAGGCTCAAAACTAATCTGTGAAAGGATTCGCTCAGCCACAACACGTACACCATCAGGCACCACAATGCCAGACGAAGCTAGATAATCAAGCACATCAATTGCTGCACTAACTTCTTCCCCGACTTCAGCTCCCTCAACGACATGTAGCCGCAAATTGTCCGGAAGGAGGCCCCAAACAAGGTCAGCAAGTGCCAACACATCAGAGTCAATAGACGCTCGATCTTCAATTTCAATCATGCGCCTACCTCCTTTCTGCGTATCACCGACAAGTCCAAGCCAACTTGAATTTTACCCTCGCTTGTGTTCTTCACAACCCCTTTGCCATTGCGCGGGTAAGTTGCGCCTAGAGTGCGTTTTCCGTTAAGACTACCGTGCTCAATGTAATAACTAGCCTTCACGAGAACATCGTCCACAACTCTGTATAACACTCGAGTCGTTCCAGCTATCTCGGTAGCATGTGGTGACTGTAGCGTCATCAGCACAGCTTGCTTGATGTCTTGGTCTGACCACCAGGGTGGGAACTCGGTCTTCCTCGCACGCCCTGTCCCCGACCTGTGTCCACCCTGGAGCTTCTGGCCTGGAACAGCTGGTTCACCGTCGAGAATGTGCACCCAGTCCTTGTCGGTTACAGTCGGGCGTAGATCATCTGCGGGAACCTCCTGGGCAAACCCCGCCAAGTCTGGTGCATCATCTGGCCAGCCTTTAGAGAAATCAACCCTACTCACTGGGCCGTACGTTCGCTCCGGCTTCAAATACTGATACTGGAGCAACAACTCCCGCATCCGATCTTCATCGCCTCCAGCACGGCGCATAATCTCCGGCACCGACAACCTACGCCACCCACTACGCGGAGCACCATAGGTCGTAAACGGCTTCACACCATCACCCACACCCGTCATGCCCTGTAACGAGTTGACTACCTCTACGTAGTCCGCGCCCTGGCGAATAGCTTCCGCACCAGCTTTCGTGAAATACACATCCTGCTGGTCCTTGCTCAACGAGTTGAAATAGGCATCCACATCGAAATGCGGACCAGCGAATTCGATATCCTTCCCCGCTTCTACCGGCACCTGTGTGCAATCACACCCAGGGTGTCGCTTAAAGGGCTTCGACCAAAACCCCTTCTTTCCCGCCAAAATGGCACACCGTGCACAACACGGCAGGTTCGCCATCCGCACATACAACGTTCGAGGCCTCGCTAACCCCGCCACGGCCTTAGCCATACGCTGAGTATCAATCAAACCAGTCTGCACAATCGTGGCCAACAGTTTCCCACCGTTTTTCCACGCCTGGGCTGGGGCAACCCCCACAGCCAACTGCTCACGCACACGGTTGGCCACCGCGAGCTTAATCATGTCCAGCTCACGCCCATCAGGCATATAGCCCGCAAACGCCTCCGGCACCAATAGACCGATCCGCGAATCCTGATACCCGTTAGCCATCAACGACATGTCCATCGTCTTTTCCACAAGGGACGCGTTCGCCGCCTGCGCTTTAACCATCGCAGGCCCAATCATCTTCCCCTTCGTTGCCAACCACACGTCAATGTCCATCGGAGCGTTGCGTGGCATGATTTTCTGACGCATCAACGTCAATGTTTCACCAATGATTTTCGCCCGCGCTTGAGCTTCCTCCCTCACCCCAGGAGGCAGAGACCTATACGACCACGTGACAGCCATTACAGGCCCTCATCCATGACCCGCTCAAGCTTCCTGTCCATCGGCGTGGTGTACATGCCGGACATCTCCTGCTGCATCCATTGCATTTCCTGGTCAATCCGCTGCTGCGTAAACCCAAGCTCGATCATCGCGCCACGAATCGACAGCACCGGAACCCCACCGGACAGCTTTTGGATCGCGTCGGCGCGCTGCGCCACCGTTGGCGTCGCCGGATCATGCCACTGGACTTGAATCTGCCCGTCCGCAGACCACCTGTGCGTGCGGATCCGCTCTGCGATACCCAGTGCCCACGACCACGCCATACCCGCCACGCTATTTAGGCGTTCGACCTGCTTCACCAAGCGTGCCTCATCCGCACGGATAGCACCCTCGGCGGGTGGATTAGCCGACCTTTGCCCCATCATCCGCACCGGCAAGCCAGTCACCGTAGAAGCCTGCTCCGCCAGCATTCGGATCGTGTCATGAAAACCAGACAGATCCGCACCAGCAAGCTGCTTAACGTCAGCCTTATTGTCTGCCAGCGCCCACACAGCACCCAGGTACGCATCCCACGGGTCAATGGAGTTGCCGTCCTCATCCTGAAAATCTTTCTGCTTAACACCAAGAGCCACCTTCTGCGGCGTCGCCGTCGTCTCCATCGCCAACTGCAACTGCAACATGACGCGCCCCGCCATATCAACCAGCGGCTTCAGGTCAGTCAGCATCGACTCGCCCTCCCAACTGCCAGACGAGCGGCGAGTCAACGCCATGACAATAGGCACACGACCGAGACCATGCTCTACGGTCTCCGCGCGCTGCCAACGACCCAGATCACTCTTAAAAAACAAAGTGCGGTTAGGCAGGTAGAAGGTCGCAAACTCGACCTTCTGATCATCCGTCCGGTACAGGCGCAGAGCCCCCAACATCTGGCGCGTCAGGGGGTGAACCTCCGCCGCCAAATCAGTCGGAGACTCAACCCTGATCATAGGACGGCCACCATCCGGGTCCGCAGCAACAGAAATAAACCCACGACCATACACCGCCAAGTCACGGTTCAATAACTGCTGCTCAACATCAAGGTCGTTGGCCTCCCAGTCGCGACGAAGATCAGAATCCTCCGCCGTCTCACCAGACCGCAGAATCATGCGCACGTCCTGGCGCTCCGTCAAAACATCAACGTAGGTGCGACACCAATTCAAGGGGAAAGCGAACGCCTGCACATCCGGGGGAACACTAATGCCCAGGTTGCCGATCTCCTGCAACCCCTTGTAATACCGCTCGTTAATCCGATCTGGCTTCTTCTGCTTCTGAATCTTCAGAAACAAGCGGGTAAGGAGAGCACTTTCCTCCTGACTCAAGCCAGCATCCGTGAACATCATCGGCCTCTCCTCCCTAATACGAGTACGCGGGAATCTGTCTTCTGATCCCAGCCCTTTGTCCGTGCATCCATAGCCGCCTCGTGCGCCAACACCATCGCCATCGCCGGGTCAATCTTCTGCTGCTCCGTCGCCTTACCCAGCGTGACCAACTGACCAGGCTTCGCAACACGCCTAGCATTCATCACAGCAATATCCAGCAGCTTGTCCTTGACATGCTTCACCCTGCCTGTGCGGGTATCCGTCTCGAAACGCTTCAACGCTTCGCACATGCGACGGTAGCTGTTGGTCGGCCACTCAAAAACATGCGCCTCACCGTTGGTCACCGCCCACTCACCAATCTCGCTACGCCAGTCCTGCGGGTCGCAATACATGCGCTGAACCTTGAAGCGGGTGAACATCTCCTCAACCGCGGCCATCACCTCGCCGCGGGGCATCTGTCCCTCCCACTCGGCAGGATTCCACACCGTGGGCCTACGATCAGGACCATACGTGGGAATAAAAACGGTCCCGCCAATCGACTCAGCGACAAGCGCGGTCCAGTCGTTGTTCTCCGAACCGTCAAAGCCGAGACAAATCTCTTCACCTTCTGGGATTGGTGCGTAGCCCTCCTCCCACAGAGAGAGTGGCAGCCACTGGCCAGCGCCGTACACAATCCGGTTGCCGAAGAATCTTTCCGCTTCGGCGGGGTTCGTCTCCGCCAATTCCGCAGCCTCCGCGTCAATGTTGTTCAGATCAACCCACGGACACTGCTGGTACAGGTGCTTGTGAATCTTGTGACGCTCACGCTTATTCCCATAGCTCCACGCTGCCGGAGCCTGCTTAAAGTCGCGGTAGATGTCGGTCGCTTTGGACTCGAACGTCATCTGCGCAACCGACCGCTCACTAGGGTCCCAGGCGTTCGTCGTCTCAATACAACGACCACCCATACCCGCCAAACCACGCCTTTGCGTAGTAGCCAGAAGCACGCCACCATTACTGGCAGTCCACTGCTGCGTCTCATCCTGAATCGCAAAGGTAATACGCTGCCCCAGGCGAGAACGCGCCTTAGAAGTAACCGGATCAATACGACCACCACCCGGCAGGTTAATGCGTGTCTCGCCAGTGTCCGGAATAACCTCCGACAACGGCCCCTCCTCAATCATCGGAGTCAACGCCGCATAAACATTCGCAGTCTGATCCTCCGATGATGCCGTCACCTGAATCAGCGGAGTTGACCACGGAACACCAACCGGCTCCCCCTTCGCATCCCAGCCCCCGAAGCGCACAGGCCCAACCGCCTCCGCACAAATCGTAGACGCAGTCAGAGGGGATTTCCCCCACTTCTGCGGACGCACCAACTGCGAACGACGATAAACCCACGCAGAAGCCGGCCGATCCACCGACGCATCCGGCTTCAACCGATAATGATGAACCAGGAACTCAACCTGCTCATCAGTCAGGATGAACGGCTGCCCCTTGGCATCGCGGTCCGGGATAACACAGTGAGTCTCAATCCAATCAGCGACCTGCCAACCCAAGCTGGGAAATTCCCCCTCGTATTCAGGACCCCGCCAAGGCATTATCCAGACGCCTCCTCCGCAACAACTCGCAAACGGGCACGACGAGACCGCACAGAAGACCGCTTCGGGGCGCTCTCAGCCTCCGCATCAGAACGGGCAATCCGCCACCGCAACGACTGCATCCCCTTCGGCGAAAGACCAAGAGTGTCTTCCAGATATCGAAGCTCCGTGAGTGAGCTGGACTTCACCTCATCAAGGCTCGCCCTGTAAACAAGGGTGCGGAGCTTCACATAACGTGCAACAATATCCTCGGCACCGATCCGCTCCCACTCAACAGCTTGAGGGAGAGTCCATACATGCTCCCAATACTTCGGTGGCCGTCCCCTGAACGGCCATTCAGGTGTTGGTCCTTGTCGCCCCTCAGCTGGAAGTTCAGTGATGATGTAGTTATTTTTCCCTTTTTTTGGGTTGTAACTTGCGCCTTGTGCAAGCTCTTTTGGCGGTGGCCCTGGCATAGCAGTCACCTCCATTATTTATAGCTTTAGATTTACGTTTTCGGAAACCTGGGAACCCCCGCACAGTTTTTTTCACCTGCGCCACGGTCAGGGGCACCTTTGACCTGGGGTTATCCCCCTGGGGTCTGGTATTGTTCAACATCTTTGTGTGCCGTGTGTTACGTCATAGGCGTGGCGTGAGTTACATTCTCGACACAGGACGGTCAGCTGTTGGTCGACACTGCCGCCAAGTACGAGCGCCTGCGAGTGCTGCGCAGTGAGGTCAGTCGCGCGATGTGGCTCCCGGCCATAGCCGGGGCACCAGTCGCCGTAACGTTTGCGCCATGCTGCCACAGTGCGTGCGCGCTTGCGCTGCTCACTGTACCGCCGTTCAGCAATCTTCGTAGGAATGTGCTTGCGATCCTCACGCTGCGCTAGACGTGCGTGCTTCTGGCATCGCCCTCGGTAGGTGGCTGGCTCTGGGCAGCCTGTTTCTCTGCATAGAAGGCGTGCGCGTGCCATGGTTTTGTTCACACCTCCCATGAAAGTTTGGTGCCGGCATCCAGGGCGACGCGAAACTTCGGTCGTACAAATAGTGTGAACGCCGCCCCTTGGAATGTGATGCCGGCAGGCTTATAAAAAATACCGCCTGGTTTTTGGCCATGCGGTATCATCACGTCGATTATACATCACTTGTGGGCAATGGCAAGTCCTTTTGCGCCTGAACCTGCCTGATGTGGTTCAGGCACTCGGCTAGTTGGTATCCGTGTCTGCCGTTGGGAAGCTCAGTGCTGCTGATGTGACCGTGGCGCGCCCATCCTCTGATGGTGTCGATGGTGGTGGCTGTGCCACGGATGGCGAGCTGTCGGACGATCTCAGATGCGGGCAGAGGCTTAGTCATGGTTGTTCTTTCGTTGTCGGGGTAGCGGCGTTTGATTGCGGTGGCGAGGTAGGCGGTCTGTTCGATCATGAGGTCGGTGAGGTCATCGACGGGTGGGAACCGTTCGGCGATGTCCCAGGCGTGCTGCTCAACCAGATCACACAGCTTGATCCCGGTTGGTTGTAGTGGTGGCCGGTGGCCGGCGTGCTCCAGTGCATCGGCGACCATGATCGCGAGCCCCCCGGGTATGCGCTCATCCCTACGCTCATTGATCATGCAATCCTCGATGTTTAGCGACCAATCGTTGTCCGGTGTTGGCGACTGGGGCCCGAAGGTGGGGCGCATTTTGCGGGCAAGCCTTATCTTGGGCTTTGTCCAACGAATGGTTCGGAGTTGCTGGAATTGGGTGCGCAGATCCCTTGCCGCATGTCTTAATGATTCTTCTTGGACTGCGAGGTCGATGTAATTACTCATGCTGCTGCCTTTCGCTTTAGGGTATCGGTGAGTTGGGCTTTGACTGCGTCAATGAGGGAGGACTGGGTGAGGTCCTTCTTTTCCAACGCTTTAAGGACTTGTTCATCGACGGTGCTTTGGCATGCGATGTGGATGATGGAGACCGGCTCGGTCTGACCTTGCCGGAATAATCGCCCGTTGGTCTGCTCGTAGAGTTCCAGGGACCAGGGGGTAGTGAGCCACACCATGATGTGGCCACCTGATTGGAGGTTGAGTCCGTGGCCTGCGGATGCGGGATGAATGAAGGCAAGAGGAATGTCACCGTTGCACCAGTCTTGGATGTCCTCGGATGTTTTCAACTGCCTGCCGTGCGGGTAGCGATCCTGCAAGCGATCCAGCTCATGCTTAAACCAATAAGCGACAAGCACCGTATTGCCATTGGCGGCTTCGATGATCTCATCCAACACCTGAAGCTTCGCATCATGGACAGGCAGCCAGTCATGGTCATCGTTAATGTAGATTGCTCCGGAGGCGAGCTGCTGCAGTTTGGAGGAAAGGGTTGCAGCATTGGCGGCATCCACTGTTGCGGTATCGAGGCGAAGCACCATCTCTTGCTTTAGCTTCCGGTAGTTCGCCAGGGCTGTCTCGTCGAGGGTGACTGTCTTAGTGGAGGTTGTCAGCGGTGGCAGGGTCAAATAATCGGTGGTTTTCATAGACAGGGTGATGTCCCTAATGCGGGAATAGATTTCTTCCTCTGCCCCCTTCTTGATGTTCCACTCGTAGATGACATGGCCGTTGCGCCTACCAGGGGTAAACCAGGTGGCGCGGAAGTTCGTCAGGTTTTTGAATAGGCGTTGGCCTCCATCCAACAGTTTGTATGGTGCCCACAGGTCTTCGAGACTATTCGGTGCGGGTGTTCCGGTGAGTCCGATGATGCGGCGAATGTGGGGGCGCTGTTTGAAGAGGGCTTTGAAGCGTTTGGCTTTGTGGTTTTTGAAGCTGGATAGTTCGTCGATGACGACGGTGTCCCACGGCCATGTTCCCTTCGGCAACTGGCTGACAAGCCAAGGGATATTCTCGCGGTTGATGATATGGATATCGGCGGGGGTGGCAAGTGCTTCTTTTCTGGTTTTGGCGTCGCCGACGATGACGGAGACGGTGAGGCGTTGCAAATGGTCCCATTTTTGGATCTCTGCGGGCCATGTGTCACGCGCTACGCGCAGGGGGGCGATGATCAACGCGCGGCATGCCGTGAACGAGTTGAACATCATGTCATTGAGGGCGGTCAACGTGATGATGGTTTTGCCCATGCCGAGACCAAGGAAGACGGCAGCGGCGGGGTGGGTTTGGATGAAGTTGATGGCTTGCCGTTGGTAGTCATGAGGCACGTATTTCATGGATGAGGCTTTCGATGTTGTTGGGGTTGTCGAGGATGCCGACCTTGCAGCCGATGGCTCGGAGTTGGTTATGGCGATGGATCTGAATGGGGCGGGGGTGCTTACCAGGGGCTTTTAGTTCGATGAAGGCGATGTGGTTTCCGGGGAGGATGGCGAGTCTGTCGGGGATGCCGACCATGGTTGTTGGGTCGAGTTTGAGGCAGATTCCGCCGTGGGCTTCGACTGCTTTTTTGAACTTTTGTTCGATGTCCTTCTCACGCATCATGCTGCCCCTCCTGGGACAAGGACAACCGTTTCCCTATACAGGGCTTGTATTTAGGCATTTTGTTACCTACATCACTCATTTTCTCCCCTAATCCTCATAAGGTCTTTTAGTTAATTTTTTTGTCCCGATTGTCCCGGAAGTATTGTTTTGCCCGCTAGCGCTGGATTTTTGCTTGGGACAACCTCCGGGACAAACTTTTTTGCTTGTCCCGGTTGTCCCAGTCTCTTCAGCCCGGGACAACCTCTTAGACATGGTTGTCCCACCCTTTTGTCCCACCTTTTTCCTTCCTGTTTTCTTCTAAAACAGGTGTTCGTTCAAAGACGCGTTGGCGGCCATACAAGTCCAGTCGCTTACGCTTGCCTGTTTCCTTCCAGCCCTCGAGCTGCTGCATGATCGCGGAGATCTCGAAGGAATCTTTTCGGCTCATGGCGTCCCCATCCCTGCCGAAGCATTCGCACCAGATCTCGATCTTGGAGACGGTGTCTCGCATGTACATGTCTGTGAACATGCCGGGGTTGAAGTAGCGGTCGGGGAGGCTGCCGCCGTCGAGGTAGATACGGCGGGCCGATAAAGGTATCTTTTCCCAGTTGGAGGGTAGTGGTTTTTCGAGGTATTCCTGGACGATGCCGGCGCGTTCGTCGGTTTCGATGTTGTCGGATTGGATTGCTTTGGCCTCGTCAAGGACTTCGCCTTCGAGCCACAGGGGTTCGCCCTGCTGCGCGTAGTGGAGGGCTTCTGCCCAGATTTGGTCGCGGGTAGCGTCGGTCATTTTGAGGGGGTCGAGGATGCCTTTTCCGGTTATTTCCGCGATCCACCAACGCCTGCCTCCTGTGGGATCGCGGAGGAAACCATCGACCACGTTGGTGGTGCCGATGAAGATGTTTTGTCGGGGGATGTTGACGACGTGCCGGCCATAGGCTGGCCGGTACTTGTCTTCCCTGCGGGTGATGAAGGCTTTGATGGATTCGGCGTCGGTCTTCCGCAAGCCTGCGAGTTCTGCGAGTTCACAGATGAGGTTGCCTTGCAACTTCTCTGCGGCGGTTTTGTCGCGCATGTCTTGGAGCGTGATGTTGTCTGTGAACCAGTCGCCGCCGAGCTTGGCCAACAGGGATGATTTGCCGGCGCCTTGGGGGCCTTTGATGGTCAGGACGTAGTCGAACTTGGTTCCAGGCTTGAACGTTCTCACGACGGCGGCCACGAAGGGCTTCCTCGTGATGGCACGCATGTATTTACTGTCTTCTGCACCCAGGTAGTCGACGAGCAACGTGTCGAGGCGGGGGATGCCGTCCCATGCCGGTAGGTGAGTGAAATAGGTGCGCACGGGGTGCCAGGAGCGTGTCGTGGCTGCTGCAAGGAGGGCGTCTTGCATTTTGTTGGGGGCGTAGAGGCCGTTGTAGCGGTCTGCGATGTCTGCTTTGAGCATGGCTGTGTCGTTATCTGTCCAACCGGGTGTGAGCTGTGTCCAGGGCAGGACTGCTGGTTCTCTGGCTTCGATTTTTTGGGCGTGCTCGTTCCAGGAGATAGTGGCGTAGCGGGGGTCGTGGGTGAGGATGAGTTTGAAGTTGGTGAAGGAGTCTCTGAAGGCGCCGTTTTTGTTGATTTCGAGGTCTGCGACCCAGTCGGTGGGATCCTCTACTTCTTCAGGGACTGTCTTATTTTCGTCTTCGTTTGTCTTGTCTCGTCTCGTTTCGTCTTCTGTGGCTGGTTGTTGGTGCTCGATGGGTGCGAAAAGCTCATGCACTGCTGCGAGGCGTGTATGTGCGTTTTCTTTGCGCGTCTGTGGATCGTCTTGGGCGTAGTCCATCATGGCCACATAAGAAGGGGTTTTGTTGGTCGGCACGTTGTCTGGGGTGTCGACATCGAGGTCGCCGAATTTGTGGACACGAGTCAGGTCGAAAGCGTTGAGGAGCATGCCACTGGCTGGGTCGGTGGCATGATTCGAGTAGGCGAAGGTGTCGTTGTTGTAGGTGATGAGGCCGTTGACGGAGGTGCCCTGGGCGTAGGTCCGGCGATCCTTAGTGGTGCCTGGGGTGTAGATGCCGGGAATCAGGTTGGTGATGACATCGGTGATGGTGTGGGCACGGTTGAAGGCGCCGATCAAGCCTTTTTTGGACAGGGGGTTTTCAACACTCGTATCAACACTCGCATTGCGTGTGTTGTGTCGTGTGTAGTGTTGAGTGTTCACGCCGGGCCAGGTGGTGACATCGTGCCAGTCCGTGTAGCGGGCGAGCACAGAGTCGGGGTCGAGGTCGGGCTTGCCTGTGGAGATTTCGGCCCTGTAGTCCTTGTTGTCTTTGAGGACAGATGCCCAGTACATGAGGCGTTCTGGTTGGAATGTGGTGGGGTCGAACCATGTGAGGCCGGGGCAAATATCCTGGGCAATGCGTCTTGCGATGGCTTCGTATTCATCCGGGGTGACGTTGCGGGTGAGCCAGAAGGTGACGCGCCAGCGGGGGTTCTCAGCCGTGTGGCTAAGGCTGGTGTGGGCGAGCCAAGCAAACGGGAGCTTGGTTAGCTCGTTGATGAGGTCGGTGTCGGGGTCGAGGTTGTCGATGTCGAGGGTAATGAAGGAGCGGTCTAAGACATGCCCCTTCTTTCTCTTGCCGTCTTTCAGATGTCCGCCGACGTAGCCGCCGACATCTTTGAAGTGTTCACGGGTTTTTTTGTTGGTGTTGTGGTAGGTGTGGGTTTTGATGTTGACGACGATGGGGTCGTATGCGCGGGCGGTGAGGTCTTGTTTTGTGGTGTAGGTGTTTTCCCAGGTGGTGGCGGTGCGGGTGGTGGCGGTTGCGATGGTGAGTTCGCGGTTGTTCATGGTGTTACCTCCTGGGGTTCACGTGGATGATGGCTAATTAGGGTTTGTTGTTGGGTGCCCCGCTTTTCCCTGCGGGGCTAAAGGGGTTTGTGGGGGTTAGAAGCCGAGGCTGGGGTTTGTCGGCTGCTGCGCAGGCTGTGCAGGCTGTGCAGGCTGCTGGGGTGCCTGTGCCTGCTGCTGTGGTTGTGCCCATGCCGGCGGCTGCGCAGGCTGACCACCAGCAATCGCGGAGAACACATCGCTAGCTTCTACGGGGGCAGCGCCGAGACGCTCACCGTCCTTGACCTTCTGGACACCCGTCAGGGACGCACTAATACCCTTGTTGCCGGAGTTCTCGTAGGCGTAGAACTGGATTGCCATGTTGACGTAGCAGCCGGAGTAGATTTCTTCCTCCTGCAGGATGGGCTGCACGTTTTGGTCGACCACGAACGGCTTACGTGAGGTGCCTGCTTTGGCTGCGATGAACCAATGCCCGGCGAACTCGGGGCCGCGTGCCTCACCGTTCTCGTTGGGCAGGTCGCCATCCCTGAGGGGTGGATATTTGGTGTGGGCAGGGTCGATGGGCTGCTTGAATACGCGGCGTTCCACGCCGTCGGTGACGGCTGCTTGGATCGCCTGCTGGATGCGCCCGATGGTGGCGGTGTCGGTTTTTGGGATGAGGAGGGTCGCGGAGTATTTGGGGTCTGCTGACTCGTTCGCACGCCTGGGGGTGAAGAGGTGGGGGAAGGAGAGCCTGCCGTAGGCTACGACGTCGCGGTTTGTTTTTGCCATTTTTCTTGTCCTTTCAATGGTTAATGGCTGGATGTGTTTTGCTGTGGTTGCCGGTTGATCTCTCGACTAGCGGCGCATGCGGTTTGGTTATGCGGTTTTGCCCTCCTCTATCGGTTGAAAGACAGTCTCTGCGCTGGTGGGGGTCAACTCGGGGCGCTTATCACCGACCGGGACGAGGGTCGGTTTGCCTGCCGGTTTGTGGATCAGCTCGCCAAGCTCCGCGTCGAAGGTTTTCTTGCCCAGGAGTTTGGTCATGGCGGTGATGCCAAGCAGTTTCTTTTCCCAGGGGTTTTTGCCGAGTTTTTCCACCTTGGATGCGACAGCATCGGGGTCGGTGAACTTACGTACCGACCTTCCCTCCACCACCTTCAAGCCGGGGTAGGTGTGCCCATTGTTGGCCTGGTCGAGCGCGTAGGACTCGACTTTGGTTAGCCATTTTTTGATCTCGCCAGACCATTCCACGATTTGGGCGATCTGTGTATCGGTGAGTGTTTCTGGGTTGGGTGCCGCCGGTGTTTCGTCGGCTTTTCTGGGGATGGGCTGGAGGTAGTGGCGTGCCAACGCGGGGCATTGGGGTGCATGCCGGCAGAATTGGCACCACTCCCCCGGCTCGAGTTCACCCTCACCCTTGATAGCTTTCTCCGCAGCGGGTTTTACCACCTGATCTGCCCAGGCGAGGAGGTCAGCGACGCTGATCTCCTCCACGGAGATGTTGTTGATTCTCGGCTGGAAAATCACCATCCGGATGGCGTGGATGTCGTAGATCATTCCGAACTGACGCAACGCACCAAGGGCGTACAGTCGCATCTGGGGGTTGCCTTCGGCGCCGACTTTCACGCCCTTGCCGTACTTCAAGTCGATGATGGTCATGGTCGGTTCCGCGATGATGATGGCGTCGCCGGTGCCGAAGCCATCGGGCACAATGTGGGAGAAGTCGAGTTTTTGTTCGATGGCGAGGAACGCGGCGGGGTTTTCCTCAGATGCGAGTTCAAGCTCGGCCATGACACGGTCCGCGTAGTCATCCGTGTAGCCGTCCATATCCTCGTTCTGCAACGGGTTTTCCGGCCGTTCGCTGGGCTGGTCTAGGCGCTGACGGAGTTTGTGTTCTGCGAGTTCGTGGGCTGCTGTGCCTTCGGCCGCTGCCGGTGACTCACTGTCCTCGTACTGTTCCTCTAGTCGTGGGCTGGGGGTGCAGTGCAGCCACCTGTGGGAACTACTGGCGGAGAGGAGTGCGTGGGCACGGTCATGGTGCTCTGGTGCCTTCGCGGGCTCCTGCTTTGCAGCCTTCTTTTTGGTGGCAGGCTTCTTTTTCTCTGGCTGCTGCTCGGCAGGTGTTTCTTCCTCTGCTGTGAGCGGCCCTATGACACCGAGGGATTCGACCTTCGGATATTGGAAGCGGGCGTAGGTATCACCCGGTGCCATCGTGTTCGTCGAGATCGACTTCTTCAGGATCGGGTCGAAGCTGCGTAGCTCGTGGATCGCACCATCAAGAAGTTTCACATGCGTTAAACCCTGATCTTTGATGGTTTCCTTAAGCGCTGTGCGCCCCCCAGCGTCATCCACATCAACATCCCTGATGAAGATGCGTGGCTGGTAATTGCCGGTCATTTTGGTTGGCTCCTTTCTGTGTGTAGGTGACGGTGTGGCTCATGCTGCTTTCTCTGCCTGGTGCTTGGTGGCTTCGGTGATCAGCGATGGGAGCTGTTCGGGGCCGATGTCGTTGAGTGAGGTGACACCGAATTTGGGGAACAGCGTGCTAGTGATCCAGTCGGGGCCTTCCGCCATTGCGATCGCGCGCAAAACCTCCTGGGCTTTGGTGTGGAGGGCTGCTTGTTGTTCGGCTTGGTCTTCGGGGTGGAGCTCGGTGGCCTGTGCCGGCGCTGGTTCGGTCTGCTGGGGTTCAGGGTTCTCCTGGGCCTTCTCCACGGCTGGCGGCCAGTCCCCTGTCGCCGGGTCTGGTTCTAGGCTGATCCGCTCCGAAGCGCGGATGAGGCCATCGATGGTGATGGCGAGGAGGTCGAGGGCGAGTGATTTAGTGAGCCAGCTCATTACTGGGTCCTTTCTTGGGTGAGGGTGACGATGAGATCGTCGAGGAGGGTGCAGGTGGTTTCGAACGCGTCTCGGACCGAGAGGGGGACCTGTTCAAGGTCGTGGGTATCCTCAATGTCGTTGAGGGCTTCTTGGAACTTGAGGCACACGGTGAGGGTGCGTTCCTGGATGGGGATGGTCATTCTTTGTCGTCTCCTGTCGGGCTTTTTTAGTTGAGACTGATGCAGGCACCACCGCTGGTAATGATGTGGGAAATGCCCTTACAATCAGGGGTTTTTAGCAACCTGTTGAGGTTTTTTCGGGCGGGCTGGAGTTGTTCCCAGTGGTATCCTTCGACGGCGCCGACCCTCCGGATGAGGGTGTGCTTGGCGTCGGATCGCGATGGGGCGATGACGAGGATGGCCTGTTTGGGGTTGGCGGTATAGAGGCGTGGGTGTATTTCGTTCGCCCATCGGGTGGGTATTTTGGCGGTCCAGGCTTGCATTAGATCAGGCCTCCGACGGCGAACGCCGCGCCGATCAAAACAGCTGCGAGCAGCAGGACCAGGACGAGGAACAGTTGTTCTGAGCGTTGCTCGCGGCGGCGATCCTCCTCATGACGAAAATACGAATCAGACATAGGTACGTCTCCTTTAGACGCGAGCCAACAGCTCACAGATGGTGTGGATGATGTCGAAAATCGGGTGATCGCCCAATCTCATGGCGATGTCGACGTACGGGGCGACAGGCGTGGTCATACAAGCTCCTTTGCGTGTCGAGGTTGGTAGTTGGTGGTGGGTGTGAGGGGGTGGCCCTCGCGGGCGCAAATAAAGGGGGCAGTGCACTCTTCTGGGGCTTCCTCGGTGATGGGTTCTCTCCAGCTTGTCGGGGTGATGTAGTAGCGCTCGGCCAGCGGCTGCAACGGTGAGGGGGTTACGGGAGGCATGTGCTCATCGCCTGCAGATCATCGAGCCATACGGGGGGCATTGAAATCACCGCATGAAACACAAAACCCACGGCGATGCCGGCGACACCAGCTACCCACGCGAGACGCGTACGGCCGCGCAGCAGTTCCTCCAGGCGCTCCTTCCGGATATGGATCATTCCGACACCTCCCCAAGAGCTCGCTTCCCCCGCGGCGTCAGCCCCTGCGGTACGAGCTTTGCGTTCGCGATCCTGGTGACCACGAGTCCATCCCGTGCGAGTTCCGCAAGGATCCCCTGGGGAACCTTTTGGCCACGGGCAACGATTTTTAGAGCGTTCCTTTCGACGGCGCTCAAATTCTCATGGCTCATCGTGAATAATTCCTTCCTTTTCCTCTTCGGTGGTTTGCGGGGCGAGTTGATCGATGACGGCGCGGGGGAAGCGAATCGCGGTGCCTAGCTTGATGGGGGCGAGCTGCTGGGCTTTGCCTTCGCGTGCCCATTTGCAGATCGTGGACTTGGAGATACCCAGGATGTCCGCTGTCTCCTGCGCGGAATAGGTTCTTGGGGTAGTCATTTAGCCCACCACCTGCAGCGTCTGTGTGCCGTCGATGCTGAACGTCCCATCCAGGAACCGAGAGGTGAAATACTGCTGGCCTTTGCCGGTCACCTTCGGCGTTTTATTGACGGAGACGTGTCCGTCGGAGTGGGTGACAGCGGTTTCCTTCAGTTTGAACAGGCCTAGTTCCATGGATTTTTGTGTGGGGGCGTTCCAGTCCGTGCCTTTACGGGCGATGAGGAATCCGTTAGCACGCATCCACTTAAAAAGCCTGTTGGCGCCAATGTTGATGCCGTTGCCCTTCAGGATTTTCGCGAGATCACCAACCAGAATTGTGGTGTGGGACGTGGACACCGCATCGGCGAAGAGGGCTTTCGGTGCGTCGATAGCCGCCTGCGCCTGGAGAGCAGCGGTTCGGGCGCGTTCTTCCTTCAGTTCGGTGGCGAGCCGGATGATGAAATCGGGGTCGGTGAGCGCTTTTTCTGCTGCCTCGGGTGTGAGGTAGCCGCCCCGTTTGCGGATCGATGGCAGAACGTCCTCGAAGATCCAACGCTCGAACTCTTGTGCTTCTGGGAGTGTGGATTTTACGATGAGGCGGTAGAGGTCTGGCTCGCGGATGATCCGAATCTCTTGAGTTCCGCCCGGCGTCTGAAGGGGGTAGTGATTCACGACCCCCTTGCAGTGGCGTCTCACTGCGTCGGCAGCATTCTGGTAGCCGAGTGTGGTTGCGATGTCTTTGGCTACGAATGCGGGTTCGCCGTCTACTAGCACAGTGCGAATTTGGTGTCCTTTGAAGTCGAATGGGGTAATCTGGTTTGTGGCCTGCTGGGGCATCAGCGGGCCTCCTTTCTTTTTGTGGGGGTTATGCTGCGGGTTCGTCGATTTGGTCGAACCAGGCTGCGATGTAGTTTTGGTCGCCTTGGAGGGCGCTTACCCTGAGTGCGACTTCTGCTGTGACGGGCCATCCTGCGCGGAGTTTTGCGAGGTCTTTTTCGCGTACTCCGATGAGGAGGGCGAGTTGGCGGTCCGTGTTGACGTTCCGGGAGCGCATAATCGCTTCGAGTGCGCCGGGGCGGAACCGGTAGCGGGGGCTTTTGTGGCCCTGCATGTAATTACCTCCCTGTAATCTGGGTGTTAGCGCAGCTAGCGCTAGAAAGTGAGGTGAAAGAATATGGCAAAATCTTCCAGTAAGAGTTCTGGGAAGTCTCACCGCAGCGCTATTACGGGGCGCTATGTGAAGGCTTCCACTGCTGCTCGCCACCCGAAGACCACGGTTTCCGAGGCTCGGTCTAAGAGGGGCAAGTAGGTTTTCTTTAACGGCCCTGGGGTGCTTTGCGGTGCTCCAGGGCTTCCTCGACGATCGCGGCGACGACATCGGGGAGAATCTGGTATTCGATGTTGATGCCCTCTGGTGCTCCGTCGATGTCGAGGAGGATGCCGGTGGGGGCTGCGTCGATGGTGAGTTTTTCAATTCTTGTGGCCATTAGTTGGTCCTTTCTTTGGTTGTCGGCGCTGTTCTGCGCCGGTGTCCCCAGTATGGGCCATGCGTCCCTTCCTTGCAACCCCCCCATTGTTCATTCACCCCCATTACCACCCCCGTACCCTTTCTTGACCTGCCCCGATTGATTTTTAACGTACCCGTCCCTACAATGGGACACATGAACTTAGAAAGTTGGTTTAACGACCTCACGAAGGGAGCGTCACTTCGTGAGGCTGCCCAAAAAAGTGGAATCTCAAAGTCGACGCTCTCCCGAAACCTTGACTCCGGGAGCATGACCCCCGAAACCGTTATTGCTCTGTGTCGTGGCTACGACCGCTCCCCCGTCACCGGTCTCATCGAAACCGGATACCTCCGCAAATGGGAAACCGAAGGCGTATCCATCCCCTACGCACTAGAGCAAGCCACCAACCAACAACTCCTGGATGAAATCCTTAGGCGTTCCGACCCCGAGGCGCGTGAGCTGTTTGGAGCCGATGAGAACACGGTGGGGCTTGCCCCCGAATTCCGAGTCGTCGAAAATCGACCCACAATTGAAGAACTCGAAGCAAAAAAGAAGCGTGCAGAAGCACTCCTCGAGCAGCGGCGGGGTGCCGCTCACCCGCATAGTGAGCCGCTTGAGGAGCCGGAGACGCCGTAGATGGGTGTTGATCTAATTGAGGTAGCAGGCGCGCTCGAGGTGGAAGTATTCGACTCCCCGGCATTGCCTGCCAACCTAGATGGCTTCTACGTCGACGCTGAACGGGTGATTCTCATGCGCCCGGGGCTTGACCCTTGGAACTACCGAGCCGTGCTTGCCCACGAGCTTGCCCATGCCTATTTCAGGGATGAGACCTACAACGATCCGCGCATTGAGCGCAGGGCAGACCAGTGGGCAGCGCAGCTCCTCATCACCCCCAGCGAGTACGCACAGGCCGAGGAGGAAGTAGGCAACAGTATCGGCGCGCTGGCCTACCACCTTGATGTCACACCCGCCGTAATCAGCATGTGGCGGGACTGCTACGCGCGGGCAAGGGCATAAAAATTGCCCCTCCGGTGTGAGTGCCGCTTGATAAAACACTCACCCGGAGGGGCCTGTAAATCTCACCAGTTCAAGGAAAGACAAGGAAGATTATACCAGATGAAACCACAAAAACGCACAACGAAAACGGGGGCTATCCGCTGGGTGGCGCGCTACACCGACCCCACCGGGAAAGAACGCTCCAAAAGCTTCGACACCCGGCGCGAAGCGAAGGTTTTCCTCCAAGAGCAGGAGCGGGATATTAGGCGCGGCAACTGGGTTGACCCGAAAGACCAGCAGGTCACCGTGGCCGACCTCGTCGAGGATTACATCAGCCTGGCCACCAAGCCAGGGACAAAACGTGACCGTGAGATCCTGCGGGATAACCTGGGACCACTGGCTGATATGCCCGTACGTGCCGTCAGACAGGCGCATGTCGAGTCGTGGGCATTGCAGCTGCGGGACGGCAGGCCGTGGGCCGGGGGCAAGGCACTGTCTGCGGAGACGGTGAAGGTCAAAACAGGGCAGCTCAAAACCGTACTACAGCGCGCAGTTGACGACGGCCTTATCGACCGCAATCCAGCCGTGGTGCTCAAGCGCTTCGACGCCGGCCGCAAAGAAGAGTTTTACGTACCCACCACACAAGAGGTCACAGCCCTCTACACTTACGCGAAGGAGCACGGCCCCCGGTGGTTTGCGCCCGCGGTGCGCCTTGGTGCAGAAGCTGGTTTGCGGGCGGGTGAAGTGTGCGGGCTGCGGGTGAAGGATGTGGATTTTATGCGGCGTGTCATTCATGTCAGGGTGCAGACTACGCCGGGTAAGGCGGGTGGGGAGCTGGTGCCGCTGAAATCGCGCACCTCGCGTAGGGACGTGCCTATCTCGGAGGATTTGGCCCTTGAGTTGTCTGGGTTTCTTGTGGGTCGGCCGGCGTCTCAGGATGATCTGATTTTTGTGGGGGATTGGGGTAGGCCGTTGTATTCGGCGCGGGTGTCGCAGGTGATTTCGCGGGTGCGTGAAGGTGCGGGGGTGAGTGACAGGGTTCACTTCCATTCGCTGCGTCACCTGTTTGCTTCAAGGCTGTTGGCGTCGGGGGCTGATCTGCCGACTGTTTCTGGGTTGCTTGGTCATGCGGATGTGGCTGTGACGGCGAGGGTGTATGCGCATCAGTTGCCGGGGCGGGAGGATGTAGCACGTTCTCTAGTTGTTCGTGCGTCGGGATTTTTCCGGGATTTTGGCCCCGGCGAGGGTGCCGGGGCTGCGGGCTAG